ATTCATTAACTTATAATCCGCAATTAACTGAAAACTTTGACTCAGTTAAAATAGAGTTTGTTGATAAAGTGTTTAATAAAAAGGCTTACATTTACCGAAAGCTTGATGCACTTGGCGCTGTCGTCGATGGTATAGGCTTAAACTCTAAGACAATAGAGCTCGCCGGATGCCAAGAAGAATTTAATGCAATCAATCGTGCTGAGCTCGAAATGCGCATATTAATGTTTCAGCGCTTTTCGTTAACCGATACGATGCTTTCAAGTGGCATGTTTCTCGATAAAGGTGACATGGTTCTCTATGCTGAGCAATATAGCAGTAGCGGTGATCTATTTGATGGCGAAATACTTAATGTTACTGGTAATATTGCCACAACTAGCGAGTCGATAATATTTGATCCGCTAAAAACTTATCAAGTGCATTACACGATTGAAGACGGATCAAGCATTGGCCCGTTTACGGTTACTGAAGTCGTTGATCAGCCATTTCAATTCAATAGCGCCGACTTGACACAAGCGTTTGTGCGCGACTCAGTGCTAGGCTTTTTAGTACAAACTGGTTCGCGGTATATCATTAGTACAGTGGAAGAATTGGACGCCTCACGGTGGACTGTCGTTGAAAAGGAAGCGCAGGGCAAAAATGTCCAACTATCGATGGTTAATTATGATGATAGGATCTATCATTTTGATTAATAGTTAAACCCTGTATAATACAACTACAACTACAACTACGGATAGGCTTAGCGGCCGAAAGAACATTAGCTTGATGTTTTTCCGTAACCACTTCAATCAAGCGTAACTTTTAAGTAAGGTTAGCATTATGTTCATAGAGATAACAGCAAACAAAAACAATAGAAAATTAGTATACGGAACTGGTATTAATGACGCTTGGTATAAGATAGAAATAAAAATAAACAACAAGAGCACAAAGTGCCCGTTTTACAAAAGGTGGCATCACATGCTTGAGCGGTGTTACTCAGTAAAATACCAAAAGAACTTCCCTACCTATACTGGATGTTCAGTCTGTGCTGAATGGTTAACATTCAGTAATTTTAAAGCATGGATGATTAAACAAGATTGGCAGGGTAAATGCTTGGACAAGGACTTATTATCCCAAGGAAATAAAGTTTATTCCCCTGATATGTGCTTATTTGTATCTAATGAAATAAACGTATTACTAACTGACAGCAAAGCAACTAGGGGAATACACCCTAGAGGAGTTAGCTTTAATAAGCGTAATAATAAGTTTCAATCAGAGTTAAGTGTTAACGGCAAACCAAAGAGGCTTGGTGGGTTTGACTCACCAGAAAAAGCCCATGAAGTATATAAGAAAGCTAAATACGCATTAATAAAAGCAACAGCTTTAAAGCAATTAGAGCCACTAAAATCAGCTTTATTAGCTTATAAAATAGTATAATGTTAAAATAACAACAATATGATTTTGATTAGGAATAAGTATGGCTTTTAATACAGGAAATGCGGTGCCAAGTACTGATGCTAGGGATTTGAGCGATAATGCTGAGAATCTTGATCAGGCGGTAAATGCACAGGCTGATACGTGGCAAGATCGACTTAGTGTACAGCGCGATACTGTTGCAGGTCGGATTAAAAAAATGGGTTTTACTGTGCCTATTGCTTATGCTGCTTCAATTGTTTTTGCCATTGATGATAATGTTAAAACCGTCGAGGAGGCTGGTGTTGTTTATGCTCCATTGCCGTCTGCTTTGCCTTTTACAACATCAGGTACTTTTACTGGCGATGATGATGCGAGATTTTTTGTTGTTCAAGGGTTGCTGAACACAAGTGTTGATGTTGTTACTGAATTCGCAACACGTCAATTAATGATAGATAGTACCATTGTATTTCCTACTGATAAGCCGCTGCACGTAATCAACACCAACGCTGATTATATTGTTACTGCTGGTGCAAGTCCTAACGTTGGTAGCCCTGCATTAACTGGTTTTGGCCATGCTGCTATACAAATTTATAATGATACAGTTACTCTTCGGCAGTTAGGTGCAGCTGAAGATGCTGTAGGTGACGGAGTTGAGGCAGGTACGACCGATGATACTGCTGTTGTTACTTATGCGGCAACACTTGGTATTAATGTGATAGTCAGCAATAAATGTATGGTCAGTGCGTCTATGCCAAATAAATCTAAATTTTTTGGGGCACTAGGCGCTCAAGTTAGCCAGTTCGTGGTTAAACCAGCAACGCTAGTCGATAACTTATTTAACTCAGTAGATGAGAGTAATACCTCATTTAATAAGGTAGGGTTTATTGGTAATAACTTGGCTAGTGGCGGGGGTGCGGCGGGGCTGAGGTTTGGTGCGCTAACAAAAGAAGTGCAAGACAATGCTGTGACCGAGTGCTACTTCGAGAACTTCAAGCACAACTACTGGGTGTACTTCACTAACTTAACTAGTGCCTTTAAGTGTATTCGGCCGATAGCGAATAATAATGTGTTTGTATCTAAAACAGGTAATGATATTGATAATACTAATATTGGTGTACCTGCAACATGTATTGCTTTCCAAGGCTCTATTACCGTCCTTACAGGTAGAGTAGAAGATTTACAAGCTAACAATAACAATATGAAATGTAGCCACATGAAGCGTGGCGTTGATGTATGGGGTAACTGCCACAAAGGACAAGCTAACTATAACACGATAGCTAATGCAGGGCTAAATGGTTTTGATGATACAGCCACTTATGCAATATGTTTATATTCTAATAGATTTATAGCTGGCGCACCTGAGTATGCTTACGACCCTTCTGGTATAGAGTCAAAAGGTAATAAAATAACCAATCCTAGAGATTGTGGTTACTACCTGCAATCTATTAATGAATCTAATATACACCATAACAATATTCAAGGTCAGACGAGCACAGCAGACGGAACCATACCTAAAGGAGCTATAGCTCCTAATGGAGTACACGCAACTAATATACACCATAACTATATGATAGATAACGCTATTGACATTAACTCTACTAACATTAACTCAAAACCTGATAGAGAGATTGAGTTCACATTAAGTTATAATGAATGCTTATCTAAGGTTTCTAATAATGTTCGCATTACAACTAATACAACATCCAGTTTGGCTGGATTTAAGTCTACATTGAACTGGGATAGCAATATTGTATCTGGTGATATAATTATTAAATTCAGTGCCACATCTGAAAACTTTGATTTAAATATCACAGATGGAATAGTTAAAGACTCCTTATTAAACGGTATATTCTTATTTGAAGTTGCCCCATCAACTCCTGCTAAACCTATTAATGTAATTATTGACGGGACAAAAATCTTCGATATAGCTCAAGATGCAGTTAGCTACACCAAGAAATTCGCTAATGTTGAAGTAAGAAATTGCCATTTAGATTTAGGGACAATTGGCAGAAACTGTGTAAACTTTGCCGGATCTAAAAACGGCAGCATTAATTACAATCGTTTCTGGACTAGTAAGACACCATTAGCAGGTGACTTCTGTATTAATGTAACCGGCGCTGGATATACCTCTGTAGGTAATACAATGGAAGGTATAGACGCAGCCAACAAGCAAACAGGATTTGTAGCGCCGTTTTGGCTAGGCCATGAAGGTGAGAGAGTGCAAACACTTAGATCAAGTGAGCAAGGTGCTCCGACTGATAAGTATGTACTTCAAGGTTATGCTAATGATGGCACTACAGGCACTGTATTCAGTGGAACTCATGATGGTGCTGCCGATGCAGCAGTCTTAACCGATACAGGGCAATCGTGGGCAGTTGATAGTCTTATAGGTCTAACATTAAATAATACAACCGATGGAAGCACTACTACAATAACATCAAATACAGCAACCACAGCAACCGGTGTATTGTCGGGTGGCTCTGAAAATGACTGGGATGTTAGTGATGCTTACACTATAATCGGATCTATTTGGTTAGAACAAAGAGTACTTACAGGCAATTAGCGCCTACCACCGACCCTTAACCGCACGACCATCAGCATGGTTAAAAGTACCATACAAACCCAGACCTAAAGAGTCTGGGTATTTTTTATCCAAATATTCATAAACATCTTTAGTCGGCACTTGCTCACCTGATGGCAAATATATTTTAAAATCAATTGCACATGCGCGCGGGTGCTGGCTATTATCGTTGCTGCCAATATGAGGCAATCTATTATAAACATAGCAACGTGCACCGCTTTTAATCACTAACGTAACTTTTACGACCTTATACTTGCGCTTAAAATAATCACAAGCTAACTGCACAATTTTAATAATTGGCTCGTTTGGCAAGATGGTTACATTGCAATCTTTATCGCCACATTTACAGTCTAATTCATGCGTTGAAATGTTTTTGGTGATTTTTGGCATTATATTTACCTTTATGTTTGATAAATTCAATTCTATAGTGTATTGTGTTTAATATACTACGTATTTATTTAAAAGTAAACGAGGGTGAAATGAATAAAGTTGATGCGCTTAATTGGTTATTTGAGAATGTTACTAAATGGCCCGTAAAAGATAAAGGTGTTGTTTCTTCTCCTGACGGTTGGCTTTGGGGGCAATTTTGTGATGGTCAGATAAAATTGTATAAAGCTGAGCCTACACATCTTTATGCTGAATGCCATATTGAGCAAAGAGAATGGCTAACGCCTTTAATGGCAAATAACAAACCAAAGAAATTTTATATCGCAGGACCAATGACAGGCCTACCAAACTGCAACCGTGAAGCATTCTTCATCGCAGCAGAGCTATTAAAAGCAAAAGGTCATATCGTATTAAATCCCGCAATTCTTCCTGATGGCTTAACCCAACCAGAATGCATGCAAATCTGCATATCAATGCTTCAATGCTCGAATGCCATTTACATGCTAAAAGGTTGGGAAAAATCAAAAGGTGCAATAGCTGAAAAAGCGCTTGCATTTAAAATAGGTTTAGAGATTATTGAGGAATAATCATGCGAAGCAAGCAGGAAATCGAATGGCAAAAATCAGAGGTGTTGCGGAAACGTAAAGCCAGATTAAAAAGAGATGATCCTCGCCCTATTTGCTGGTGCAAAGCTTATAAATTCCCGCATAAAATTGGCGGTAAATGCAAAGGACAAGCGTTCACTGAGTTTTATTTTAATAATCAAAGGCAGGTTTGCAATGAATGTAATTGCCTTAATGATAATCGGTGCGATGTTGCTGATGGCAGGGAGTCGATCACCGAGGCCGAATGCTATCGTGATAGGGTTCATTGCAATCCTAGCGAGCGGTTACCGCTAACTTTTCATGATTTAGATGTTCGGACATAATAATTAAATAGGGGTGAGTGATGAATATTAAAGAAGTTGTAACGATAGAGGATGCCACAGACTACAGTGGTCTATATAACCTATTACTTGATGCTGCCAGAGGTAGTTTTGCTGAAATAGTAAATGGTGATGACAAAAGCGAGATTGAGCGAATAGAAAAAGTATTTAAAGAATCATTTAATGAATTCGCAACAGACGCCTTTAATATGGGTAGAGAATACGAAAAGTCCAAAGTAGGGAATAAAAATGCATAGTGCATATAATTCAAATGATATTGAAGCGGATAATTCGCAAACTCCTTGGTGGATCATTCATCAATTAGAAGATGTTGCAAATATAAATATTGTTCACGATGTTGCAGCAAGAGCAAACAGTAGAAAAGCTGCAACGTACTGGGATAAAAAATCAAACGCATTGACAAAAGATTGGCTTGTCAAATATGAACAAATTACCAAGTCAGCATTGGATGTGTTTTATTGTAACCCACCTTTTTCTATGATGGATGTGTTTGTCGATAAAATATCAACCGAAGCAAAAAACGGCGTTACAACATTATTATGCTGCACCCATGCACCGGATCGTGATTGGTTTCAACGCTGCGAACGTGAAGCAACGATCATTTATGTTCCTGATGGCCGTATTCAGTTCTTAACGCATGACGGCAAAAAATTCACCAGAATTGACAAGCATGGGAAGACCGTTTCAAGCGGTGCAAACTTTCCTTTATGCTTCTTTTTATTTACACCATTTAATCATGGTGGAGAATGTAAACAAGTCCGCTTTAACCGCGATCAAAAAAGGTATTCAGTATGATAACAATAACAGAAAACCGCACGCACATAATGCAAATGAAAGATGATTATAAAATTGCAGAAGTCAAGAAAACTGAAATCGTTGATTTTGGTGTTGACCTGACTTGTGAAACGCCGAAAATTGTCTTCAAGGTTAAATCGAAATCGGCAACGATAGAAACTGATATTGATATGCATTTCAATCATGGCGCTGATCTTGATGCTGCTATTGCTGATGTTATTTTTATTACTGATAAATTGGGGATTTGATTGTGGGACTACAGGAAAAAATAAATCAATTTGCTGTTGTTCATTATCCGCTATTAGATAAGAAGAAGTTCATTGATGCGCAATATTCACTGTGCAATTCGGCATGTCATTATAATTCTGTTCAGGCTGTAAAAACTGATCGAGCTGACAAGGTTTTGCTTTGCTGGGCTGGTGGTGACAAAGGCGTTGTACATGTTGTTAATGGTAAAGGTGGTAAATATTTTGACGAAACATGGGAAGGTGCCACACCATTTGCAGAGTACAGATTAATTCGCGAAATTAAAAAGCATGAATACGCAAACATTTACAACATCCTATGCGACACAAAAAGAACTTATATCCAATTGTTCGCCAGTCCATGGGAGAAATTCAAACATAGAAAATCAATTCACGGGACCATATAAACCCAAAAATTCAACTCAAACAAAATTTATGATAAAATAAAGGCATCTATTTTAAACGGTGCCTTTCATGCCTTCAAAAAAGCAAAAAGCTCGCAGAAAATTACAGGCTAACGCTCGTTCAGGTGCTAACCGCTCATCTAATTTTGGTTATCGATTATCCGGTGGTTACCATGCTGCCGATCTAAAGCGTGATGTTTGGATTGTTGCCGGATATCCTAAGATTGTAAACTTCGACATGCACTGGAATATGCAGGCCCGTTTCGGTATTGCCAAAGCTGGTATTCATGATTTGCCTAATAAATGCTGGCAGTCTCACCCAGCGATTACAGAGGGTGAATTTGATGGCAAACGCTCACTAACTGAATTCGAGAAAGACGTTGAAATATTAATAAATAAGTTTGATTTATTCGCACGCCTAAAAGGGCTGGATTGGCGCAATCGTATTGGCCGCTATGCTGGCATTATCCCTATAGTAAGGGAAAGCGTTGCAGAAGGCGCCAAACTGGATGCGACAAAGCCATCGACACAAATCGGGGGCATCGAAGCGTTAATCAAGTTAGTTCCTGTGCCTGAATCACAAATAAGTGTTGATAACGTCAATACAAATTCAGATCTAAGTAGCGAAGATTACGGCATGCCTACGCATTACAATTTTCGCCAAAATGTTAGTGGTGATCGCAATCCTATTGAAAACTCTGAAATTCAACTTGATCCGACCCGCTTATTCGTTTTTGCTGAAGGTGCAGACGATGGGTCAATTTTTGGCATCCCTGCAAACGAGGCTGGCTTTAATGCATTAATGGATTTAGAAAAAATATGCGCTGCCGGTTCTGAAGGCTTATTCAAAAATGCAAAACAAAGGACTGTTGTTAATGTCAATAATGATCAAGTTGCTAACCTGATCACTAATGACAAAGATGCAGCAGAGGCATGGGAACAGGCATCAGATGATTTTGCAAGCGGATTTAATACGATGCTTACCACTTTTGGCATGGATCTTCATTCATTACAATCAACATTAGCAGATCCAACACAACCGTTTACCAACTCGCTTAACGTTTATGCTGCGTCAATTAATGAGCCTGCATCTGAAATCGTTGGCGTGCAAATGAATAAACAGGCCAGTGTCGGTAATGCAACTGCATTTGCAGATACAGCAGAAAGCCGAAACGAAAACACGCTTTCACCGATGATCATTGCCTTTTTAAATTATCTTATTAAAAGAGGCATCATAAAGCCTGCTAAAGATAAAATCGTTGTAACGTGGGATTCACTATCTGAACCAACCACCAGCGAGAAATTAGATAACAGCAAAAAAATGGCTGAAGTTAATAAGTTGGGACGTGAGTCTGGTATGCAAGATCTGGCGTTTGCCGAAGAAGAAATCAGAGAGGGCATTGTTTTCGAGGAAAAGCCAAAAGTCGAAGGTCTTGAAATGTTTGGCGAAGACGATGATCTAAAAGACGATGATAAATCAACTGATTAAATGGCAACCGCAATGCGTTTTGATCTCACCTAAAGAGGTTAAAGACTCGATTGCCTTTGCTAGTTATATGGGGTGGTTTTTCGCGCCAAGTCCAATAAACGCCGCTTTCGTCACTATGCTTGCTATTAACAAGGTTATCAATGAAAATTCTATCGATAATTAATGTCAAAGTTGGCAATCCTATTGTGCCGAAGAAAGCAGCCGATCCCGCCAATCAATTTGGCAACCTGCGCAATGCTAACGCACAATTAACCCGTAGATATAAAAATATTAAGCGTGGTATACGTCAAATGCTGAGCACGTTTAATCCGGTGCTGGTGTCGAATAATGGCAGTTATTACAATTATGAAACTAAATTGGTTAACAATGAGTTTGTGACCACTAAAGCCGATTTAGTGACTAATGTTGCCGTTTATTCATACCGGCTCGATGCGCAACGATTTCAATCAGTTAATTTATTTTTGCAACAATTGCTTTATGGTGAATTGTTAGATAATCAGCAGGGCGTTTTCACTAATCGTTGGTGGCTCAATGCTAATTTAACGAGTGCTTACACTGATGGCACGGCAGATGCATTACAAAGTGCCAAAAACATCGCTGTGGCTGACGTGGTTGGCTTAGATATATCGCAACAAATTCGCGGCACTCAGCTTGAGCAAATAGTTTTTTCCCCAGGTTTTCAAAATAGGGTGTCGCTTGTTCATGCTCGCGTATTTGAAGGCATGAAGGGGTTAAGCGATCAAAGCAAAACGGACTTATCCGCAACATTAGCCCGAAGCATGGCAAAGGGTGCTGGTATTCGTGAAGTCACCAAAGATGTTATGGCACGAGTTGATGTTTCTCATCGACGGGCTAAGCGTATTGCACGTACTGAAATTTTAAATGCCTATCGCACAGCATCAGCGACCGAGACTGATGAGATTAATGATAATGTGTATGATGATAGTGACTGGGGGATGGTTTCGCTTTGGTTTAGTGCTTTGGCACCAACTTCTAGACCTTGGCATATTTCACGGCATGGTGAAACGTATTCGACACAAGAGGTTAGAGATTTTTATGCGGTCAATGGCAATGCGATTAATTGCCTTTGCTCACAGTCGCCAGTATTGGCCAATAAGAAAACAGGCGAGATATTGCAAGATAGTTTACAAAAACGCCTTAAGAAGCAGAAGCAGTCGCTTCAAAAGGCGCATGGATTACTTGCTGCTTAGTCTTTAATCTCAAAAGAAAACCCTTGTAAATTGCCCTTGTGCTTGATGTTTTCTTCTTTCCTGTTATTACCATGAACAGCATTGACTAGTTTGGTTATTTCGCTTATAGGCATTTTGCCAGCATTATCGCGCAATACTCTTAATTCTTCGATCGTCCACTTGACATTACCTCTTGGCGTTTTCATTTGTTCACCTCGATACATTCAAGAACTATGTTAAATTTTGATTTGATTTCGTAAACCTGCTTGCACAATAATTCGTGCTCGACGGGTTTTGACTCAATCATATCCATTGCGTTTATTGTTGCAGCGCCACATAAAACAAGTATGTAAAGCTCAACAATGTATCTTGCTTTCATAAATCACCCATCAAAACCAAAAAGTATAATCAATAAAAATTTCCGTCTTACTATATTCCTTATCATTATTAACTGGCCAGCCTGCGAACCACTGCGAATGATGAGAAATACCGAAGGTTATATTTTTATTGTACTGGTAGCCAATTTCAAAACGTGCAGATATCGGGCTACTTTTATAGTATTCAGATGTTCGAATTACAGGCCCGTAAACACTATAATCTGTTGTTTCTCGACTGTATGACTTTATTGAGTCCTTAAATTTATAACCTGCACCTACTTTGATGTACGTTTTGCTTAGGTGCTTGGTTATGTTGAATTCTGTGGCGCTGGCTGGCGATAACATAGCACCAAAAATGCATAGGAATAGAATTAAGCTTATAGCTTGTTTTATTGTTTTCATGCTAACACCTTTCTATATCCTTTTTTAATCAAGGTAACTATGACTGATTTTTGAGCCGCGGAACATGCAATATTTACATTGGTTTCTCTGCATCGAATGCTATCGTCAACAACAAGACAAGCTTGATCAATAGCTTTTTCTTCATTTGTTCTAGTGTCGATTGGTTTACAATAGTCAGCACGAAAGCAACAGCAAAGACCGTCTTCTAGACTAACAACGACCATTTTTATAGGGTTGCCGCCGTCCTTACCTAAACCATAAAAACAAGCCATTACAGTTACCGGTACGCCTACAAGATTTTTTGCTGCATCCCAGCAATCATTGAATTTATCTTCAATAATTACCTTACTACCTTCAATTGGGAATTCACCAGACTTTTGCATTTGCTGAGTAAACACCGGCACATCTTCAGGTTTATTCGCCATAAGCGTAAATTCTAAATAGTGGTGCCCTTGATCAAACGTGAATGATTTTTCACATTGTTCGCCAGACAGGTATTGGTATTTATATTGATTATAAAAAACAGGCCTTTCATACGATCCAACAAGCCCATACGTAGTCGCCCATTCTGGCGCGAGCTTAAATAAACCAATAATCTCTTGCTTTGTTAAATCACTCATAAAACCCCCGAAATAAAATTAGCCAGCGTATCACAAATCCAAGTTGATGATAAAATTAAAGCGCTGGCGGTTATTGCTAGTAAAGTGTGCTTTGTTGCTTGTTTCATGGTTATTCGCCTTGAAGTTTAATCGATTTAACCATAGCCTTTAATCGCTTGATAGCTATCGGTTGCATTTTATTTCGGTTTAGCTTGATGAAATCGGTTAGATTATCGCTAATTTTACCCTTTAACTTTTCTATTTTGAGGTCGTCTTTAAATTCGCCCTTGATAATATCAAATAAAACTTTTTTAACAGTTACAGGAATTAGTCCGATACTAACGCATTGCTCTCTGATTAATTTTGTCTTACTAAAATCAGTATCTTCACTGATAGGGTATGCTTTTTCACCATTTTTTGATTTGAATGCATCAACAGCTATTTTTACTGTTTTTTCGTCGTAGCCATCAGAGTATGAGCCGCAAACATTGGTTAGCTCTTTAACTGAATAGTAATCACTTACATCCTTGTAATTATTACTTGCCATCTCGATAAGCAACTCAATATTACCAGATTCAGCAAGTAGCTTTGTAACTTCTCGCTGTAAATAAAATTCGCTAACTGACTTTCTATCACGATCTAAGTCAAGTATGTTTGGCGCAAAATTGTAACTGTATTTATAGCCATCACCTAGATCACAAACGTATAATCCACCAACAAAAACTTTATTATTGTCATACATTCCATCAACACACAAACAATGAGAGCCGTTATTCTCTGCAATGACTTCGATATAATCAGGATCCAAGCAATCAATATCACCCAAATAGTTTTGATCAATAATCTCAAAATCTTCAGGCTTAACACCGGTAACAACAAAAGACACTTCGTTTTCATCGCCATCATCAATATAAGTATCTTTAAATACATCAATCGTTAGGCAGTTGACATTTAACTGGGGATGAATATCAATACTAACCCGCCAGCAATCAAAACCGTTTTTGATGAGCACGTTATAGCCAAGGCGACTTAATACCAACAAAGCAAGCTTATAGCCTTCGCCATATTTACCGATTGAATTTTCATCATCACGTTTACTTGATTCACCAAGCATTAATGTTGATAAATCCATAGCACCGGCCAATGATTTAACTTTCAATACTCCACTGCTTTCCATTTTGCCAACGCTAAAATTTTTGGTGTCAATGGCATTTTGAAGTATTTCTCTGGCTGCTTCCCAAAAACCCCAGTGATCAACGTACTTATCAGAAATTGGTAAATAAATTTTATCCTGGTTTAATGTACTTTCAATTGCTGCATTCATAATCTTCCCCGTTATTTTTTAAATTCTCTTTCGAGCTGTTGTAAAGTTTTTCTGCTTAATACCCATTCAAAATCATCGTGATAATAAATTTTGTTGAATCTGCCTTGTTTGTGCCATGCGCCGAACACGAACCATTGTGCGTTTGGTGGTTTTTGTTTATCCATACTGCTCTCAGTAATTCAACATAAACCAAATATAATCCATAACTAAACACAAAGCAACACATTTAAATAAAAAAGCCCGAAATAAATCAGGCTTAGTGGTCGGATCGCCTTGATGACCAGTCAATACAAGAGGTTTTCAACTCTGACTAACTCATTCGACGTTATCAGGTGTTCTCGCGTCGAGGTAACGCTTCATATTATCTAAATAATAAACGGTACACACTGCATCTAGCATGAGCTACACCAAGGGAAGTCGTTAAAAAGGTATATCATCGTCAAAATCAATACTCGGCTCTTGCGGGTTAGCTTTTTGCTGCTTTTGCGCTGCCGCTTGTTGTTTCTTCTGAGCTAATTGCTTGCTTGGCATTTGCTCTTGCTTGACCTGCTGTTGAAAGCCTTGATCCTGTGGTTGAATATAACCGGAACCTTCAAGTCGAGCATTGTCCATAAACAGTTTAATATATTGGCCGCATTCGCTAACTTCAATCTTTAGCTTTTCACTGGTAAGTACAATAAAATTACCTTCGACTAAAGTTGTATTGTAATGATTGACATGAGCATCACTTTGTGCGAATAAAATAGCTTTGTAATTAGTGTAAGTTTTTTCGCCCGTTTGATAATCTTTTGTCATTTCTGACAACTCAACGCCATACATCGTTGACTGACCGTCTTTGCCTACGCCTGGCTTAATGAATGTTGGCTTTCTTAATTGACCATGTACTATATGCATGATTTATTCCTTCTGATATTATTTTTTATTGCAATTTTGCCGATATTCTGTGGGGTGACGTTGTATCTATCAGCGATATCTTTATATTTAACACCTGACTTAATCATGTATAAAACATGCTCCAAGTCTGATCCATGTATTTTTGTTTGCGGTAGATCGGCCCCTTTTGCCTGCCTACCTTTGTTGACAGCATCTTGCATATTATCCTTTCTTGTGCCTTGAAATAAGTGATTTGGGTTAACACACTTTCTATTGTCGCATGAATGACAAACATCAAGTAGAGGATCTATATACCCATTAAATGCCTCAAATGATAACCTGTGAGCATAGAAACTTTGCCTTAGATAAGTAACTCTTGCATATCCATCAGGCCTAATTTTTAATTTCCATTCCCAGCATCCGCTATCAGAAATATTTACTCTTTCAATTACCTTAACTCTAGCTCTTGATAAATCCATAATTAAACCTTTGTGGCACTACTTAATCATATAGTGCCATAAAAGGAAACAGCAAGCAACGATTATTGCTTTGTTTACGCCTTGCTGTGCCATGGTTTTACTCCTATTTTAAATAATTAAAGATTTATTGAACTAGCAAGAAAAGCACCGCGCGCATTAGGCTCGGTTTCATTTACCCAGAATTCATATTCCCCAGTATTACAAGGTGTTTTTCTATACCACTTAAGCGATACGGGGTAGTTACTAACATCATCGCCGAATTCGTTTAATATTGATTGATATAAATCATCTTGGTTAACTTCGCCTTTAGTGTAATAAGTTAAAACATCACCGTCACAATGTATGTATTCAATATCTAAATCAGCCATGGTTGCTCCTTATTCATCTCTAATTTTACGGGTTTAATTTACGGATATCTATATTATCAAGTTCTGTAATCTTATCTCCGTAATCAGCCCTGTTTTTAGCTAGCTTAGTTAAAGCATCAATTGCATCACTTGCGCCACAAGTATAAGATCGCCTCCCACTTTTACATGTATAATTAATTCTAAATCGCATAACCAATTCCTAATTAAAATCTCTCTTGAACCTGCTCATCAGTAATCACCGGCTTTTCTTCGGTCACTACTGGCGTTTTTTCTACCGTTTTCGCTGGGTTGAAAGTCTTTTGAGGTGTTACGTCTTCAATAGCATCCTCTTTATTTAACTCATCAACTGCCTGAGCTGATGCCCATAGTGGCGCTTTCAATGGTAACATTTTCTTTTGCATAGCTTTTGGCATTGATAACCATGCTTCTTTTAATGCATCGCAACCATCATTTGAAGCCAGTTGCATCTTGTTGCGGTAACTGTCCATTTCTGGGTCGCTTTCGCCTGAATTCACCCACTTAATGATTGCCTTGCCGGTTTCGATGCCAAGATAGTTTGAACCATCACCGAATACGGGCTTCAAGTCTTTCGGTATTTTTATATGTTGTTGATTCATACCTTCATTAAGCATCATTATGCTGGCAGTCATCTCAAATAAGAAATTCTTTTCACATAATGGCTGAACACCAATGCTTTCTGGTTTTGACGGGTTGCTAAAGTTCATCTTTTCAGCAGCTCGAATACAGCAAATAATATGCATATCAGATTGTAGTAATGCCATCATGAATTTATTTTTATGCTCGTATTTGGCTTTTTTCCAATCTGCCATTTTTTTGCCGCGCAATAATGGTGCCTCGGCAATTTCCATGCAACCAGACTCCCATTCATGACTTACCGAGTCGACAATAAGAACTTTAACGCCTGACGCCTGAAATTCTTTGATTGCTGTTGCATAACGGTCTGGTGAGAACGGGTAAAAAAGATCGCCAATCATAAACGGGCCATCAAGTTCATTTGCATACAATGAGCCCCGACGATTTTCAGTGTCAAGGAACCCGATTTCACTTGCGTTGTCGACCATGCCACGAGCCATGTATAGCGCTGTTAATGTTTTTCCACTGCCTGATTGCCCAGCAATGCCAATTACTAACTTTGATCCAGCTCTTACCGCTGGTCTAATGTTTATTATGCTCATAACCACCTCTAAATTAAGTAAAGCTATCATATTACGTTTAACTATTGATTGATAGCTTTATGTTTGGTTTATTTGAATTCGTTTTTATGAGGTAACTTTTCAAATAAATTTGTATCTTTATCAACCAAGATGCAATCACCTCCAAGCTCTTTATCTACTACAATTTCGCAATTGTACTCTTTTAATAAAGCGCTAATTTTATGTAAACAATATTCTACATCTGTAATATTACGTTTTTTCATAATCAAAACCCATACCGCTTAATCAACCAATCAGGAGTCGGCAACTCAACAGCACCATCGTTATAAGCTGGCCAGCTATCACCATCAACACAATTTTTGTGATACTTAAGCGCAAACATATATTGCTCACGGCCAACCTGCAATTGCTGTTTAGTCATCCAATAAAGTTGAGGAATAAACGGGCTGGATTTCGACTGAGCAAGCAAACCCATTTTAAATTCATTACCATAAGCCGCGCGTAATACATCGCCCACAAATGCCTGTTTAAGCCAATAACCGGCTTCGTGTGCTTGGCGTCCAAAATGTTCAGGTCGTACATCACGAGTCGTTTTATAATCTGGCACTTCTGAATTTGCCGTTACAATATCAGGGCGAATTTTGACTTTATACCAAATCTCATCAATTTCAACTTCACAGATGATTGATAGCTCAAACGTGGCACCCTTGAATAATTCGACGTTAGCCGGATCGTTAAATAACGTTTTACGCATTAACAAAATTTGGTCGTAATCACCTGGTGCGGTTGTGCCATCCATACGTCTTACCGGGTTATTTTTTACGATTGTTTGACCGTTAACCCTGCACTCAGCCTCTTGCAGTTGAATCGCTAAGGTGTACGGAACCGCATCGGCATCTGAATCAATTAGCAACCGTAATAACTCAGGATATTTAAAGGTTGAATAGCCTTTGATACCCATTGCTTTTAATCGCGCTTTAATGTCTGCATCAGTTTTGAGGCTGTAGTCATCTTTTACCACGCTTTGAATGAATTGACTGTCGAATAATTCCGGTTCAAGCATTGCGCAATGACTGGCTATACCGAAATGCAATGCGGCGCTCTCTTTATTTTCGCCGTATTTCAAAACTGCCGGGCAATCATTGTGGATTACGCATAATTGTGATCCACTTACGTGATCAGCGTGCTTTTCGCCGTGGTAGTCGTCGTTTGGTAGCTCGCCGTTTGGGTGAATTTGTAGGTTACGGATTGAGGTGATCATGCTAGTACTCCGAATCTTTAAGTGATAATTCGCAATCGTCAGAATCAAAACACTCTAAACCCGTTAATTTGACGTTTGACGCATAAGCTTTAATAATAAGGCTATCTTCATCATGTAAAGTTGTTGGGTTCCATGTATGGCGCAATCTGATTTCACCTTCTTTTGATATATATAGATGAATATCTTCTCGGTTACTTCTGCTTGAATAAGAGCTAGAGCTTTCCTTTTGTTTCCACATTTTAAGGTTGTAGCCACTATGGCTGGATTCTTCGAATTCAACCGTCGCGTAATCATCTAGATGATCTGCATCCCAAGGTTCGTCAGTTTTCCAGTGTTCACATATTTTATTTACAAACTCTATAAGAGTCATTTCGTCTGGCAATGGGGCGAAAAGGTTATTCATGGTTTCCATCATTCGACTTGCAGCTTTTGTCTCAAAGAATTCGTTTACTTTTTGATTTACCGCCTTACCCAACACTTCGTTATAAGTTGGGATATCAATATTTGAAGCATCAATTTTTAATTTGTCATTCAAAAGCTTTTCTATTTGCTTTGACACATTGCCATAGCATTTAAACTGGTCATTTATTGCTGACTCTATAGCTTGTTCAACTTTTGTTTCTATGCTTTTTTGGATTGTTCCAGCCTCGGACATTTCCAAAATTTTCGCGTTCATTATTTTTTGTAATTCTTTCATGATTACCTCATTAATTAACATTTAAAACCAAACACAATATAACCCAACTAAACCTAAACCGCAATGTTATTATCAAAATAATCTTCAATAGCCTGAAGTGCTGCTTTGTACCCGTATGCGACTATGCATTGATAGCCTAGTGATTCAGCCAGTAATAAGAACTCACGCTGGTCTTTACTTATCGGTGTTGCATCTTTCTTGCGTGAACGTTTAAGCTCAATATAAAGCCCATGATAGCCATTTGATGGGACCATTACATGCCAATCTGGTACTCCTTTTTTACGGCCTCGCTTTTTTAATTCTCCGCCATACCTGCTATCACCACTTGATCCGCTCTCATTCACAACATGCCACATCATTTTTGATAAATCAGGCCATCGAGATGAGCAGTGGCTATTTAAATTAACCTGCTCAGGGTTCTCTTTTGGTGATTTTACTTTGCAGGCGTTTAATTGCTCGTCCCAGTAGGTTAGGATTCCCGATTTATTTCTTGCTGATAAAATCATGGGTATTTATCCTTTATCAATTAAAATATTTTCTTCAAACCAGAATACGACAGGTTTACTTGTTTCTTGAATTAATCCGTATCGTTTAGCAAACTTATATTGATTAGTGTATAAATTTAAACTTTCGACAAATTGAGCTATGCAACTTCTAAAATGCTCAACACTTAATGATGATTTCATAATATTGCAACTCGCACATGCTGGAACTTTATTTTCTTCAGTGTCATGTTCTGGATTTTCCATTTCAGGACAACCGAATCTTTCTTGGCTATATTTGTCGTTTCTTCTTACAGGTATGAAATGATCTGCATGCCAGCCCTTAACTAATTCGCAGCCACAATACCAACAATGACCGTTTGATTTATCATAGATAGCTTGACGCTTTTTACTCATCTTCATGCAACCTCCTCCTGAACCCGCTTGTCACCCCTTAAGGTTTTACCACTATTAAACCGTAAACCATGCACAATACTATGACCTTTTTCATTAATGCGATGAGTAATAAGCCGTGGCACATCAAAGAAAGCCTTATTGCCAACAACCTGCTTTGCACTCATCGACAATATTTTTTGCTGAAATGGATAGCCATTAATATGCCTGCGAACAAATTGCGATGTCCAGGTTCGCTTGCCTCCGCCTTGAATTGCCCAGTAATTAACCTTGGCAACTTCCTGCCTGCCGTTTTCACCCCAAACATCTAACCAATATGTCACACAAATTCCGTCGGCATTTTTGCCAGTAATATCTATTGACATGCGCAAACATGGCTTCCAGTCACCGCTATCATATGATTTGCCTGTTAACTTAGCATTAGGGTCAATTAACTGAACATGGCAATTGCGACACTCACGCGCTGTTATATCATTCTCGCATCCGCAACCTGTAACCTTTAATAATCCATTAACGCGCTGATCTTCACATATTCTTGACTGCCAAAAATGACCACAACGATCATCAGGTTGATTGTTAAGGCTATCAGGACCAATGCAACGCCGAGCATATTCACTGTTCATGGTGTCGCAATCAGGGCATTTAAGCAGTTTATCGATTTCTTTTGCCTTGGCTAGTACTGCATCTTCTAAAAACGGATCGTCGAACATTTGGTGCATTGCTGCCATAGTTCCGCTGTAATCGAGCACTAAGTGATCACCCTTAATCAATCCCATATCAAGAAGGAAGTCTTTTAATATCCGCATGCCTCGACCAAGTAATTGAGTTAATAAGGTTAAGCTGCCAATCCTGCGCAGTAAAACGCTTGTGTCCCATGGCGGAACGTTGACACCAGTAGTAAGGCAACCAATTTGAAATATATACTTATACCGTGGCGTACCGCGATCATTAAGTACGTGTTTCTTAACATCGCGCAATATTTGCTGGCGATCTTTCTTACCGGTTTTATCGGTAATAATGGCATATTCATCATCAGGCACAACGCTTGCAGCTTCTTGGCAATGTTTGGCACCCGCGCAAGTGATCAGCGCTGAAAGCCTACCCTCCATTTTTTGCATGACCTCGCGCATTATTTTATGCGTTGTGGTTAATTCCATTTGATCGTGCATTTCTTCGAGCTGGTTATTACTAAAATCTTTTGTGCCATATTCTTCAATGTCAGTGAATTTATTTAAATCATACTGAACATCATCATGACCATAACCAAAAATGGTTGGCACAATGTATTCGTTATCAACTAAAAATTTTCGGTCTATTGCTGGCTCAAGCTCAGTTTTCCAAAATGGACCACGAATTGATTCAATACCGCGATATGGTGATCCTGTCATGCCAATAATGACAACGTTAGGATTAATTAATTGAAAGTGATTGATAATTTTTGAATAGCAGCTTTCGCCTTTTTCTAGTACATCATTCCAATTAACTTCATGGCATTCATCAATAAGAATAATATGAGGCACCCATGCGGTAAAATGTGACACAAGCGCATTGGCAACGGTTCCTTCACTGCCAACCACTGTATTAAAATGAACTGACTTACGATCTAGACTTGCGGAAAATATAGAGCAAGGCGAATCCATGTTAAAAATTTCATCGCTGTTTTGCTCAACTAATTCACCGGTACGGGCGAGCACCAATAATCTTGCGCCCACTTTATGGCAATGATTCGCAATAATTCCCGCTAAGATTGTTTTGCCTGCAGATACATACGCATTGATATATGCTGGCGTTGGCTTGATTTCGCCCTTCATTTGCTTGCGAATATGCGTCAACGTGTTTTGCGCTAACTCCCATTGAAATGGGTATGGGGTTATTTTGCCTAGGGTTGGGATCATGATACAAAGCCTATGTTCATTTCGTGCGACTTATCAACTATAGCCTTGGATGTGTTTATTACTAACTCAGATATTGCTAGTGCCTTTTGTACCACTAATGCAGCGGTAGGAGTAAATGACGATTGAATAATTTCTAATTGATTGATCGCTATTGCGCTAGTTGTTGCTATTTGAGCAATACAAACAGCCCTTCTAGCTATAAACGGTTTACCATAAGTATTTCGCCACACCTTAGATTTATTTCTCTTAGTTTGTTTCACAAATCATTCCCCTAAATAACCCTCAACGCCAACATTAACGCCAAATTGTTTATTAAAAACCTCATAAACCCGAAGCTTCTCAGCCTGTATAAAACATTCTAACTCATTGCAAATCAAACGAGATTCAACGCCAAGTCGCCGCAAATCATTAACAATAAAATAAAAGTTAAGCGGATCAAATACGCATATTGTGCAAAGTCCGTAATCACGATTTAATCGCATTGCCTGCCAATAATTTACCGTTAAAACTGCTAACTCTTTCAACTCGCCAAAAATGGCACAACTGCCGAAAACAAATTTTTTATTGAGGAATTTAATATCAAATCCCTCGCCGGTAACCATGGCTAAACTTAATAATTCACCAGTGACATTGATCAATGGTAAAACTTGGCACGCACCAGCGAAATAATGACCGTTAAATTCTGTGCAATCGTTTAGCACATCACTAGCGGTTTCTTGCTTAACCTGGTTCAATGGCAAGTGAATGCGAACCGTTTTAACGTAATCGCTATTATGTTGACCATCAAAGGCATTGCTATCGATAATTTTTACTGCGTCAACAAAGTCGATGTTTAGGAATTCTTCTAAGAATCCGATCACGTCACCATGAGCACCACAGCCGAAACAGTGGTAAAACTGTTTATTCTGCACCACAGTAAACGAGGGCGTATTTTCAGCGTGAAATGGGCAGCAGGCTTGATAATCCTTACCTGCTTTTTTTAGCCCTATGTAACCGTCAATTACGGTTACTATGTCTACTGAGTTTTTTATTTGATCTATGTTGATTGGCATGGGTGATTAGTACCATTCGGTGCCGTCTGAATTAAGTCCGCACTCTTCCATGTACATTGAGTTTTCAAGCTCGTCAACTTCCGCTTCCATTTGACAATCATCATTACAAAAAGTTTTGCCATCATAAACAACACCGTCAGCTTGAGTCATATCATAAGAAGCAAAAGAATTTCCACAACCGTAACAATGTGTTTGAGTTTTCATGTCAACCTCCATAAAGGCGTTATTGCCTGTCGATGAATTAATCATAACATATTACGTTTAATTATCCAGTAAATAATGATATATATTACATTTATTTTCACCGCAACTTAGGATTAATCACAATCTTCCCATCAACCAACGTGCAAAGCCTTAAATCAATACACTTAAATAACAATCTGTCCTTGATATAACTGGCCAATTTAGCGCGCCCTTTGAATACTGATTTGCCTTTTACGAAGTCTTTCAACTCTGATGGCGTAACCGCAAACTTACCTTTATTCAAGAACTTAATAAATTGTTCTTTGATGGCTTTGATCTCGGATATTTCACCGATAAACCCGTTACTATCTGCTGCGTCGATATAAAGTTTGATGAGCTCTTTATATAATTTAATGGCCCATTTAACGGTGTTTGCCTCGACAGTTTCAGGCTTCGATTTGTCCTTCCAATGTTCAACCACATGCAAAACACACGATATTTTCATCACCTGCTTATCCATCTTACCCACGACACCACGGAGTAAATTATTTGAATACTGCCCACCATCCGACAGGTGAGGTTCAATCTTTATTTTATTTTCGCGGATTAATCTTTTGGCATCATTGGAAAACTTAAATATAGTTCCATCGGAAAAAACAAGGGTGTTAATTAGATAGGCATACTTAGCTTTTAATTCTTCATCGACCGGGTTAAACGAATTGTGATCACGACTGCCAAGCATATTATTTTCACGTAAAAGCAAAAATCGTTCACTGATACCATTGCCGCGCGCACCGGCCTGTAATATCGTGCTAATGGTTTCATCCTGGGCTATTACCGCAATTGAACCCCTGACATACCCTTCGCCAGCTTTACGGGTTACGCGGCTTGAACTGAGCCAGTCACCATCCCATGATTGCAAAACGATATCAGCGTTTGATAATGAATTTTCACTATACATGTTACCTAGCAATACATTTACTGCCCCGGCTTCATCTGAAATTACATTCCAGCACCCTAGTTGATTAAATGCTATTTGCTCGAGTGCTTCGGGCGTGGTGTTACTTACTGAATAGCGATAAACAGGCGTATTTTCAAGCTTCTCCTCTTTTTCGGTCAACTCACTTATTAACGCGTCAATCTCACGATCCTGAGATGCCTCTTTTAATTCGTTTTTTATGTCGCCTATTTCTTTTTCATACTTGTTGCGCTTAATTTGCTGCTGCTTATTAAAGTCAGTGAAGGCAACACGAACCGGTGTGACAAAGCAACTGTTTATGCCAGACTTACCGGTTGAAGGCGGCTGACTGGTTACCACAAATAGATTGACGGGCGATTGGTTGCCATAATAATCATAGCTGAATGATTTGGTCATTGCAGTTGCAATTACGCCTAAGCCATGCAGAAAAGCCGTATTAACAGGGAATTGTATTTGCTCAGATATTGACATCGCAAGATTTGTTAGCACATCGTTTCGCTTCTTATCAACCAAATCAATTTTTAATATGGTTTCATCACAGTCATCGATGCTCGCAGGATCTTCCCACTGATTTTCAAATTCAAGCGTCTTGATTATTGTTTTTGTTTTTTGGTCAAGCATTATAAAACCTCAAATATTATTTAATACGCTTAACCCATAGCTCATCGTTTTCATCTTTCTTGGTCTTTATTTGCCAATTATATTTTGACGCTAAAGTCTTTAATGACATTCTCAATGAGATAATATCCTTCTCACCACAGGACACTTTTACGCTATCAGTAACTTTTAGGTCTTCGATTTGAGCATTAACAAAGCTTAAATAATTGCCATCGTATGGCTTTAAAAATGGATTGGACATGTTTTACCCTTTTTAATTGTTCGCTCTATTATATTTAATATATAAAATAATGCAAATATAATTTTTATCATGACCTTGTTATGTTTATTCAATGGCAATAAAGGGGTAAATCAAACCCTAAAAGGGTAACCGAAGGGTAAATTTTTTCCCGTCCCACAGCCCATACTATACGGTGCTTTGATATATTAAAAAGGGCAAAAGGGTATATATATACATTACATTACATTACATTCTTTAATTATTTTTATAGAGAGATATACATAGTGATGCATAGGGGTGGTAGGCAGTCTTTTTACCCTTTTTACCCTAAATTGACGCTAGACCATACACCATGCAGCTTTCAGCCTTCCCGTCCAGTTACCCTTTTTGAATAACTTTACCCGTTTTGCTTTACTTGCACTAAACCACTAAACACAATAGAATAGGGGTATGGTTTATTTAATTGATTTGGTGATGTATGAGACCAACAACATACAATGATGAGCTAGTAAAAAAAGCTCATGATTACTTAGAAGAATTCAGCTTGCCACGAAGCGAACGTGAGAACACAACGAGCGAAGAAGAAATACCAACTATTGTTGGTTTATGTCGATACATTGAGCGTGGAAAGACAACGGTTTATAATTGGATAGCTGATGATGAGGACGAAGAAAAAGACAAGTTTCGGGACATCTGCAGTGCAATCGCTGAATTACAAGAGGTAAAACTCGTAACTGGTGGCCTTGTTGGTGGTTGGAATCCGCAAGTAACCAAGATGATTTTAACTAAGCATGGTTACTCTGATAAGCAAGAAATAGACCACAGTTCGAAAGATGGATCAATGACACCACCAACACCACAGTATCAAATAGTCGATGAGTAAACCGTGCGACATATTCCCTGCATTTGAAGAATACCTGCAGCCTGCTAGATTTAAAGTTGCTTATGGTGGTCGTGGTTCGGCCAAGACAAGAACATTTGCAACTATCTTATTAAATAATGTTATGTGTTATGGCTGGCGTTTAGTTTGTATGCGTGAGTTCATGAAAAGCCTAGATGATTCTGTTTACCAGGAATTCGTTGACGAGATTGATCGCAGAGATTTACATAAATATTTCAGGATAATAAATAATGAAATATCCGTACCATCAACCGGCGGCGTTATTAAATTTGATGGGTTACATAGGAACCAACAAAAAATAAAAGGTTACGCTGGTTTTGATGCTGTATGGGTTGAAGAAGCTGCAGCAGTAACCGAAACGAGTTGGAAGTTCCTTATACCAACCTTAAGAAAGAGTGGCTCTGAAATATGGGTAAGCTATAACCCTGAATCACCACTTGATGACACTCATAAACGATTTGTCACTGAAAGAATCTACCCTGACTATAAAAATGGCAAAAGATACTGCATAGTAAAAAAAATAAACTTCCCTGAAAATCCACGATTCCCTCAAGAACTGCGCGACGATGCCGAATTGATGAAAGAGCAAGATCCAGACATGTATGATCATGTTTATCTAGGTGAGCCCGTTGCCAATAGTGATCTATCGATAATACCGCCTAAATGGATAGCGGCCACAATTGACCTACATAAAAAATTAGATATAAAACCTAGTGGTGGAAAGAAAACCGGCTTTGATGTCGCCGATGAGGGTAAAGATTTTAATGCTGAATGCAATATCCATGGCTTTGTCGTTGAAGCGCTTAGAGAATGGAAGGATAACGATCCGAATAGTGCTGCAAATTCCGTGTGGGATAGCTCAGTTGCATACGGCAGTGAAGAAATAGTATTTGATAGTATAGGTGTTGGGGCTGGTGCGAAAGGTGAGCTAAGGCAGCGTGTGGCAGCAATGGAATACAGCAGTCGCATACCACCGACAATCACAGCATTTGCAGCCAGTGCCAAGGTTGTCGATCCTGATGCGCCTTTTGATGAAGGACACCATATAACCACTATTTCTGGCGTTAAAACCACACCATCAAGAACTAATGGCGAAACGTTCATCAACCTAAAAGCCCAGGCTTACTGGTGTTTTAGAGTTAGATGTTATAACGCATGGAAAGCGATCAACGGTAAAGACTATGATGAGCAAATGCTCATTAGTTTTGATAGTGAATTAATACCAGAAAAAACACTGAACAAAATGAAAGCAGAAGCCAGCCAGCCAAGGCGTGAATATTTAAGTGGTAAGTTTAGAGTCGAACCAAAAGATAAAATGGCTAAGCGCGGCGTTGCATCACCAAACCTTGTTGAATGCGTTATTATGGCTATGTCGCCTACTGAAGGGGTGCCTACTTCTATCTCCCTAATGTTCAAAAAGAGAAGATAAATTAAAATAGTTGTTGCGTTGTGTTTGGTTGTGGGTTATATTTGATTTCCCTGTAGTTACTCAGAATAAAAGTTAAAGAAAAGCTGCTTTGATAATAACTCAACGGGTGATGACAATGGTTTTTTGGTTGCTTAAGGATTTGACTACCATCGAGCATACAGAAACAAAGCGTAATTTTAGTCTAGCGCAAGGAATGCTGGTTCGATTCCAGCCAGGGATAAATTGTAAAGATGCCCTGGTACGCATTAAGCACCACTGAGAAAACCACTCAAGCTGAGCTGCATAAGAAGTGCCACCCTTAGCCGCTTAATTGCGGTTTTTGGGTACCAAGATTTGAATACAGCGGCCATAGCATCTATTAGTATCTTTGGCTAAACAGCAGCAACCGAGGGCAAGACAATGTAACACGATGGTAACGCCATCATCATGCACCAGTCATTAACCTGAAAAGTGCAACAAGCCCTGTAAATAGCGTAGATACTGGGATAAGCTCCAGTCAGGCAACACCTTTCGCCGTAGAGATGCGGCAACAAATGTTGGTAGGCGGATAAAGGGTATTTCTGCAATGCTAGTCATCAGTTGAAGTTAATACGAGAAATGGTTGCAACCTGAACTCTATCGGTTAATGAATATGTGTAAGATGAACGCCAGTGAGGTTCGACTCCTTACCCAACAACCAATTTTAGTACATTTAGTTATCGAGTCGGTGTTAGTTAAATCGAATTGGGGATGGCAAGCCCGTTGAGCTAAAGGCCGTTAAAGGATTACAGCACCAGAAATTATAGACTCGATAACTAAGTGTATTAGAACAACGTTGGTTTCAAGTGGTGATAGTTGGGCGATAGCTATCTTTAACCTGTCGTACTGCCGTAAAAGCCGGAATACGCGCCCTAAATAAAAACCCCGACTGAGCTAGGCTCTGACTGCTAGGAAAGACTAGCCATGATTAAGCTGATAACGGTTCATATTTGTAAATTACATCGATAAATGATTTACATGATGCTTAGGTTCGATTCCTAGGGTTAGCACCAAATAACAACAATTATAAATAAAAATAAGAATATGCTATCATTGCCCTATTAATTCAATAGGGCTTTTTGTTATGCCAAAAAAACTAATCAGACATAATTCATCAACAGCAACAAAAAATGCAAAAACAAAACGAATGCATGTTGGAAAGGTTGCAGGTAAAGACATATTTGCTAATTTTGTTGTGATCGAAGACACCAAACACATGATACGTGGCTCGGTAATGAATGGCATTCGATATGCTGAAGAACCATTTGATAAAATATCCAACAACCTAATGTCTTCAAATGCAAGAATACCAGCTCCTTTATCACATCCATCAGACGAAGATGGTAATTTCATGGATGCAAATGACCCTTTAACTTTTGCGGGGCATAATGTTCATGCCTTCGATACTGACTGGCGTGTTGATGGTGATATTTTAGTATCTAATACTTATATCAATTTTGAGTTGGCAAAAACGGTTCCACAAGCTGAATGGTTAGTTAATAGAATAGATAAAAAGTTACCGATAGATCGAAGTACTGGTTTATACCTGTCAGTAGACGATACAAAAAAAGGCATAGGCCCAGATGGTGAACGGTTTAGCGCTGAAGTTACAGAGATATTCGAACTTAACCATAGTGCAATATTAAATCCTGATATCGAACCAGGCGCAAAAAACAATGTTGAAGGTATAGGAATGTTCACCAATTCAAAAGGTGAAAAAATAGACATTGAGGATGTTTCCTTGACAGTTAACGCCAGCACTCCTGCTATGCAACTACCATTGGCACCAAATGATTTTGCATGGAATGAGTCGGCAGCATTAGAACGAATTAAGGTATTTACCAATTCAACCGATAAGCCAAGTACTAATTTTCGTAAGTTCTTCTTAAACTTCAACCAAGACGATGTTGATAACTTTGCCAGTTACACAAATTTATTTGCTGATGTGATTGACGGTGTACCTCACGCGGTTAAGCAGCCGATTACTAATGCTGGTGATAATGATCACGCCAAGGTTTATATTAATCGATTTGATGATGAGCCAACGAATAACAATAAACAAGGCTTTTTCAAAAAGGTATTGAATAAAGTATTCTCAGTGCTTCAAGGTAATAATTTGAGTCACAGCGATGTACATGAAAAGATATTCCAAAAGCTAAACGAAGGACGCCAAGATAATTGCTGTTCATTCTGGCCAATGGAGATTTTTGACGACAATTTTGTATATCGTGGGGATAATGATAAACTATTCAGGCAATCATACGCAAAGGTTGATGATGAAATCGTTTTTGTAGGCGAAAAATCAGAAGTCGAGCGAATTGTTGAATTTAAACCAGTTACTAACAGTATGGAGTCCATTATGGATCGAAAACAGATTATCGCCCTACTGGTCAACAAAGGAATATCTGTGAAAGACGATATTTCCGATGATGATCTTAAAGCGGCACTAAACGAGGCCATAGGCGGTAAAGCTGACGAGCCAAATGTGGATGCCGATAAAGACACCCCTGAATGGGCTAAAAACCTATTAACGAAAGTCGATGGGATTGAAGTCAAGGTTAACGCCAACGCAGATAAAGAGCTCGACACCGCAGTCGCCGCAGTAGTTGCCCTAAATAAAGGCATCGACGAAGCAACGGCCAAAACTATGGGCTTAGCATCTTGTAATGCCTTCCTTGCTGCAAATGGTGGCGTTGCTATCGGCGTGGCTGGTGGTCAGCATCAACAAAATAACCAAGACAGCGAACCTGCTGCCTTGCCTGAATAGGATCCTAAATCATGGCTAAACGTAAAATTTGGGTAGGCCCAGCAGATGGCGCCAATGCAAAACCTTTGATTGTTGAAGGCCTTGTTGTTGATGACTTTTCCGCTGGTGAACTATTAAAGCAAACAGCTTCCGGTCTAGCAACGAGTGATATTGCTGCAACCGTTTTCGGTGAAGAATGCTTAATCGCTCAAGAGATTGGCGCGGGTATTGGTGGCGACATTAGCACTAAAGCAACGGTCGGCGATACAGGTTTCGCCATTGCTGTGCGCTCTGGTGAATTTGTCAATGTGCGCGTTGCTACTGGCAACAACATCACAACCAAAGGTATGGCGTTATCGTCCGCCGGTGATGGTCAATTAAAAATCGCAGTTACACCAGCAACAGTCGGCGCAACATCTGAGCAGGTTTTATTCTTTGCTGATGAAATCGTTAATGTAGTAGCAGACCAGACTTTGGTTCGCGCTCGCAAAGCATAGGAGGCATAACATGTCTTTAATTTTTAGTAAGAAACTTGCGTTTAATAAACAGCAAGCACGTATGCAGCTATTACAATGGAATGAGTTGCAAGCTATGCGAATGGCTTCGAACAGCGCTGTTACAGCAATGCTTAAAATGGCAGCTAATGCAGGACGATCACCAGAAGAAGCATTCCGCGAATTTGACAGTACAACCAAAATTGAATTAGTTCCTTTTGGTGAGCATGCAACTTTGTCGCGTGTTATGCAAAAATCTCGTTCAGTTGATATAGGTAAAACGTTGTTTGAATACCGTAAATCTTCCGATACTGACGTCGGTCAATCTTCAATGTCTGGTCAAACAGGCGTGAAAATGAATCACGTTGATTATAGTTACGGAGGCGCAGTGGTGCCAATTCATGATAAAGGTTACGGCCGCACATGGCGAGATATGAAAGCTATGCAGTCAGAAGGTTTTGATGCATTAGTTGATGATGCTCGCGAAAGTGAACGTAAGTTAATGACCACTATCGGTAACTATATGTGGGACGGTGACGCTTCATTAGTAGTTAAGGGTAATAAGTGGTTAGGCTTGCGTAACGACCCCACTGTTGCAAGTGCTACTTTAGGTTTAGATTTAGCTCTTGCCGCTTCGACTGCTACCGCTATTCGTGATGAAATCCGTCGTGTTCGTGATATTTTGTTTATCACAAACAACTGTACTCAAGGTTTGCGCCTTGGTATTTCGCGCGAAATTGCATCTAACTGGGAGCGTGTATTCTCAACCAGTGAAGGTATATTTGGTGATATTCGAGCTATGATTGGCAGGCTTCGCGGAATCGTTGAGATTTATGAAGATAGCGAACTAGTTGGTAACCAGTTAACAATGTTCTGGGATGATCAGCAAGGTTTCCATCCGGTAGTTGGTATGGCAATCTCATCTTATGCAGTTCAGCGCATTAACCACAACGATGATTTCAACTTTATTAAGTGGGCAGGTGTTGGCTTCCTTTCTAAAACTGATTTTTCTAGTCGCAAATGTGCACTTTACGGAGCTTAGATCATGGATAAGATTAAAATTGTTGTTACTCACCCCGCTGTTTACGATCACGACAGCAAAGTTTTACCTCTTGGATTGCAAGAAGTAGAAGAGGCTTTCGGCGAGAAGTTAATTAAGCGTGGTGTAGCTACAAGACCCGGTGATGAAAATGTTAAAGCTGGTGATGAGGATAAAGACCTTAAAAAAGCTTTATCCTCAACTAAAAGGAAGTTGACTGCTGCAAATAAAGCTAATGAAACGGCCACTAGTGCATTAAAAATCGCTAATGACAAAGTTAAAGCTTTAGAAAAAGCAAACAAGGAATTGACTGAAGCTATTGCAGCCCAAGCTAAAACCAAGTAGCAGTAAACACTAATTAAAGCACCTGTTGATCGGGTGCTTTGTAGAGTGTTTATTAAGGAATAAAAATGGCCGATACATTATCAAATATCAAGATAACCAAAAACGTTTGGGTTGATCTTTACGCTGCATCTGGCATAACTGTCGGCGTTCAAATAGTAGTACAAAATTTATCGTCCGTAGAACTTAAGCTTCACACTAAAGCGACAACCCCGGCTGTTGCTGATGCGGTAGATGATGAAACGGGTGCTTTCAGTCGGCTATTAAGTCATGGCGAATCTGTTAACGATTCTGGTGATTCCGGCGCGTGGGCTTATGCTCATAGCGATGGTTTAGTTAGCGTTAAGGCGTTTTAATTATGAGCTTTTCTAGTAAAGAAACTGCACTAGCTAAAATGTCAGCCATACCTGTAGATAATGCTCGCATTGGCTTTATTGATTATAATGATTCTTTTACCCCAGGAACACCACTTGTTGTAACTGTTGCTGGCAGTCCTGTTGTATTAACGAATGATGGACTTGGTGCAAATACCAATAAGCTATTTAAGCCTACGGGTGTTAGTGAGCTTTGGACTCCTGGGACCAGTCAATTTGACTGGTCAGACTTAAAGCTTGGTGATATGGTTGACATTCGTTTGGATATTGCCGTGATAACAGCGTCAGTCAACACGGAAATAAAAGTTGATCTTCACTTAGGTACGGGTGGCTCAGCCTATACGATACCATTTGTTACAGAGGTTAACTTTAAAAACACAGGCACTCATAATTTAAACCGTTTTAACGGAATATATATGGGTGACGCCAATACGCTAGATAATGGCGGTCAATTTAAGATATCAACCGATAAAGATTGCACAGTGATAGTCAACGGTTGGTATATAAAAGCATTAATTCGCGGATAATAAAACATATTTAAGGAAACACCATGACAGCAATACCAGTAAACAAAATGCTAGCCGCTGATGAAGTGACAATCAACAAGCTTGATCTAGCGACAGACTCAGCAACTCACTCTTTTTCGTTTGTGAATCACAAGCAAGCCCTAGTGGTCGAAAATGGCGAGGTTGGATCAGTAACGGTCAATGTGCTGGGTGATGGTGTTACCGTGGCTGATTGTGACGGTTTGGACGCTATTAGCCTTGCTGCTGGATATGATTTTGTTATTCCTGCTGGCGTGACTAAGACTTTATTTACAACTAAGCGGAAACAATACCTTGGTGATGATGGTAATAATATTGTCGTTACTGTTACCGGTGCTGTTAGTGCTGCGTTTGGCTGGTTGTCTGAAACTAATTAATATAAGTTGATGGTAATTAAAACCCGCTATGATGCGGGTTTCTTTATTTATTGCTCAAATACTTATAAATTGTGCTTGTACCAAGATTCATAGAATTAGCGATTTCAATAACTGATTGACCTTTTTCTCTTCGGTTGTGGATTTCTTCAACCATCTTTTTCTTTAATGGTTTTCTGCCAAACTGTTGACCTCGCGCCTTGGCCTTTGCTATACCTTCTTTTTGCCTAATCTTCAAATTGGCTATTTCAAATTGATTTACAGCACCAAAAACAGAAAGCATCAAGTAGCCCATAGGGTTATCTTTTCCGGCAAATTCAAGGTTTTCAGTTTTGAATTTAACACTTACATTTTTATCAACCAATTCAGAAACGATGTTCAGCAAGTCTTTTAAGTTTCTTGATAGTCTATCCATCGAATGAACATAAAGAACATCACCTTCCCGTAAGAAGCTCAAGCATTCCTTTAATTTAGGGCGATCACGATCTTTGCCGCTTACTTTTTCTTCGTAAACGCGATCTAACTCAACACCGTCAAGTTGACGATCTAGGTTTTGATCAACCGAGGAAACGCGCATATAACCTACTATCATTTGTTTTTGCTCCTACTTTAAAATAACTGTCTGCGAATGTTGGTTAAGTAATTCAATAACAGCATCAACAATGTCATTTTTTGACTCTTCAGGCTTACTGTAGCCGACATTTGATATTGCCATGTCATAACACCCTTCCACGACAGAGCGATACCCATACTTCATAGTGGACAGCTCACGAAGCATGTAACTTATTAACTTATTTCGATTACTCACAATTCAAATCCTACTTATTCGTAAATTGTTTCGAGTGTTCTACTGCGCCACGCCAAACAGCCCATTTATCCCAATGAATATCACTCTCTAACTCATCACCTAACCGTAACCAATAATAGTGTGTTTGGTCATTATTGAGCATAAGAGCGTAACCTCCTGGCATCTTCTTAATGCCTAATGAATTACTAACGTCCATTATTCATTCCTAGCTTAAATAGATTAAAATTTCTTACCGTTTTCTTTGGCTCGATTTTCACGTTGATGATCACTTCGAGTTTTGTTGTACTCAAGTTTTTCGTGCATGGCTGATTCAATGTCATAACCACATAGTTCACTCGTTTTTATTATGGTTTTGATAAGTGCTGAGTAACGCCATTCTAAGTTGCTTTTTCTATTGCCCATACCAGAAACTTGGTTGATATAGGTGTTAGCTAGTAATATAAGGGCTGCATTGCAAGAAAGATGCATAGATGCCCTTGACCCTACCGAGGAGAACATAGGATTAACCTCAGTCAAAGAGTAGTAATGCCACTCAAAATGACCACCCAAATCAAGCACACGAATCAAAGTATCTGCTAGCTCGACCTCTGCCATAATACGATGGGGTAAATGGTCATCCATTAAATTTTTACGCTCACCTTCAGTTGCTTCTGCAATTTCAGTGCTAACCAATTGCATTGTTTCCAATATGCAACGTTCGGGATTATCCCACCAACCAACCTTTACATTTTGCTCGTAAATTTCTTTTGCTAGTTTATCAATATTCATAACTGACTTTTCTCCGTTAAAGTTTACTAAACACTATCAATAACTTACATCAAAACTAAATCTATTAAGTTATGTCTAGCCCGTTATGTTTAATACTAGACCTTAATATAACTAAAATCAAGTGTTAAGTATCTAATTGTTGAATTTGATTGACAGTTAAGCACCCCCTACAAACCCCGCATTCGACATCTTCTTCGTCGAGAACAGTTGAACATCCCCGGCATTCTATTGGATCGGGTTCGTCCCAAGGGCATTGTTTGTGCGCGCAGTCTTGCGGGTGATTTGTCATTTTTATTTACCTTGATGAATTTGCGGTATTGGCCGTGTTTGTCGATTACGATTATTTCATATGCGCAGCCGTTAGGTGTATGGACTTCAACATAATATATTGTTGTCGATGTTCCGCGATCTGTGTAATCAGTTGAAGTTGTACCGCAACCAGAACAAGTGCATCCGTGTGCCATTCCCATTATTTAACCCTTAGCATGCAATAAACAGCAAAGAAAATGTGAATATAACCGACAAACCCCAGAAGATGCAATCTGATATGTCGGTTAGCTTTGGGTCGCCTTTCATTTGGTTGTCTTATTTATATTTGCTATCATTTTTGATAAATCAGTATGTATTTCATCAAGTACATCGCCAATTTCAGGATCGAGTATTCGAGATAGCTTATCTAATACCTTAAGCTTCATTTCGGCACGCTCAATTGTTGGCATGCTGACTTTAAGTCTATTAGCAAGAGAGTCTAATGATTCAAAAATAGCATTTTCATCTATTTTAACTTTTGGGTTTTCAGCGATAGAAGTATTTTTTGGTGAAACATTTGACGGTTTAATTTTCGCAGGTGTGCTAATTGGTTTTTTGCTTGGCAATGGGACAAGTTTATTCCCTGTTAAGTTGGTGTTTTTGTGTTGGAATGATATTTTGTAATACCCATTACCTTGCAGAGTCACAAGCTTTAAATCTACAAGTTGGCCTAATACTGTTTTTAGCATTATTTTACTATCAAAATAACCATTACTTTTTGACAATATGGAATTTAAACTACATGGGGTATTAATAAATCGTAAAGTATTAATTGCTGTTTTTTGTTTATCGTTTAGTTCTGTCATAATTTCCGCCAATCATTTAAACTAAACACAACATAGCACAAAACAAACGCAACTTGCAACAAAAACATTTATCAAATATAATGCAAACATGACAGACAAAAGAAGAATTAAAATGAACGAAAAAATATTCAATACTTGCCTTGAGTTTCATCAAGAACTTATTCGCGCTGATTTATCGGATGTAACCATTAGTAACGCTAAAAAAATATTGGTGGATGGTGACGATAGACTTCCTGGTATCGGTGCGCAAAGTCGATCACGTGCCAAAGCGTTTGCTGAAACATTAACAGTCAGATTTGATACGTTAAAGGCTTACCATGGCGCAGATTGGGCGACAAGAAGCGACTTATACAAGTCTGATTATACTCGCGTACCTGCTATCGGTGTATTCATCGCAGTTGAAATGGTGATCGTGAATGGATTAAAAATAGGCACAGCAGCAGTTGCAAGCGGAGTAAACTTTCAATGCGTCAAGGTGTTAAAGCCACGTGTTGAGCGGTATATAAATTACGCTAAGAAAATAAACGAATTAATGGTATAATTTTTTAGCCGACTGGCAATAACTGAACTTAAGGAATTTTTATGCCGTATTGTAAAAGCTGCTTTATGCCTGGACCTGATCCTGATGGCGATGACGAGCCCAAGTAATGTCTAATTTAGACTGGGTAATGCCATGTTTGATCATGCCATGCTTACTCGTTAAAAGCACGAGGGTTCCGGCTCTTGTGCTTTTACTCGTCTTTCCTTTTTATTATTTAATAAAGGCCACGGTAGAACCTGGGTTTATTCGATATATAATGTTTGGAACCCAAGACGCCATGGTTTGCATTGCTTTCCTGTACTTGGCAACCAAAAATAAACCGTATAAAATGGAATGGTGCTTATCTGCACTGGCCGCTAGTGCTGTAATCCTTCACTTTATAGGTTGGGGCTTAAGGGCAAACAACCTCAATAATGCATTTTACGTAAACGGCTGTATAATCATATTAACCCTACAAATTACAATGTTATACGCAAGGCTAACATTCAATGGACGATTATTTTCAAACACTGATCGGAGTGTTGTATTTCGCTTTTTTAATATTCCTGATTATTATCGTGGCAATAAACACTATAAAAAAATGCAGACTATCAAAAATGAGAGAACCTTATGGGCGGAGAAATAAAACAGGCATTGGTAGAGGTAGCAACAAGCGCTAAAACTTCTTGGATTACTGGGTTTTCTACGCTTTTCGCATCAGCCATTACTTTTTATGTTGATGTGATTCATCCGTTCATAACTTATTTAACGCCGCCAGCTTCGTTATTTTTATTATTTGTTATGGCTAGGTATCATATGAAAAAGAGTAATAATTTAGATGTTGATACCGACATTAAGAAAGAAAATCTTCGGCAGATGCGGAAACAAGAGCAAATCAACGCAATATCAGAACGAAAGAATAAGGATGGATGATGCCTGAAATATCCACAATCGGATCTGGCGGTGATTATACAACACTGGCAGCGTGGGTCTCTGGTGAGTCTGGCTCGGATTATGGTGTGGGTAACCCGGCTATAGGTGAAATAACTGGCACTTTGGCGTCAGGCGGTAGTATAGCAGGGGTTTTTCTTCGTGGTTATATTTTAAGAGCTAAAGCTGGTGAAGAGTTTGACCCTGAAACATTAACTGGTGCAGGTGCTACAGCCATTATCAGGATGGCAACAACAACCGTAGGATCGCCATGCCTGATTAGAGATATTATATACACAGGTAGCAACACTTTTAATGTAGCTGATAATGTAATAGAAAACTGCGAAATAACAGCATCTAGTGGTGAGGCTATTAGCGCAACATCTCGAAAAGTGACTGTTAGAAATTTAATATTTACGGGTAGTCCATCAAGATGTTTAGAGGCATCAAGCAGCAATTCTAATGTAATAGCTGAAAACTGTTTGAGTCTAGGTGTCAGCGGGTCATTCTCATTTGTGCGCTGGCATGTTACAAACTGTCTACATTTTGGCGGGGGATCGGGCTTTGCTGCAACGGTAGCCGGCAGTGATTTTAATGCATCAGACGATACAACCTCGCCAGGGTCAAACTCTTTAGATAATAGAACAACTGCTGATTTAGCAGATTTTGCAGGGGGTGATTTTAGAACAGCATCAGGAAGTGCACTGGCAACAGCTGGATTAGGTGGAACATTTATCGGTTTTGCTTTAGAGGTCGGTGGAGGTATAACACTAACAGGGCAAACACCAAATTATTCTTTATCTGCAATATCGGCAACGGTTGATTTAACTGGTTCAATTGATATCACAGGTCAAACGGTTAACTATTCATACTCATCAATTAACGCATCAATCGACCTGACAGGCGAGGTGATAGTTACTGGATCAACACCTAATTACTCTTATGCTGCATTGGCTGGATTAATTGATTTAACTGGCCAGATATCGATAACAGGCGCAACCGCATCATATAATTACCAGTCGATTAATGGCGTTATTGATTTAACTGGTGAAATATCCGTTTTAGGCGCTACACCTAATTACAGTTATTCTGCCTTGTCGGGAAATGTAGATTTAACGGCCTTAATTGAAGTTGTTGGCCAGACACCAAATTATAATTATAATAATATTTCCGGAACCGTAGAATTAACCGGTGAAATAAACATACTTGGTACAACGCCAAACTATTCTTTTTCAGCAATAAATGGATTTATTACTATTGGTGAGGCGCAAGTGGTAGGAAAGTTCACCATGTCATATAAGGACAATGAAATAACGGCGAGTTTCAAAAGCAACGATATTGCGGTAAAATACAATATAGATTCAATCACAGCAAAATTTAAGGGTTAGTCATGGCAGCAGGCGATAGTAAAATATTTAATGAATATGTCTTACAAGAAAGGAAGGGTGTGTATTTGGAAGCTAACGCATGGCGTTTGGCTTTTATCTCTGATACCTTTGCTAGTGTTAGCGCTGACTTAGCTACACCCAATTTAGCAAGTGTTACGGTAACTAGTGGTGGTAATGTTGCTGCTAGTTACTTATTAGCATCAGTCGCCTTTACCCGTGCTACGAATGTTGTTAAATTCGATGCTACTGATTTGGATCAGATATTAAAGAATGCCTCTAATCCTGCTGATGTTCGTTGTGCTGTGATTTATAATGATACGAGCGCTGCAGATGATCTTGTTCAAATTTATGACTTGACTGCTGACGGGTCGACACCGTTAGACTTGATCAATAATGATTTTACTTTTGCTTTTGGTGCTGGCGGTATAAACACCGCAACTGTATAAGGTTTGCAATCATGGCTCAAAATAATATCATCAAAGGAAAGAACAACCCTGTATCAATAATATTTTCGGGTGTTGTTGATCTAACTTTATACAGCGATATTAGTGCAGCATTTGGCAGTGATACCAGAACTAAAATATCAAACCCGACTAGTGTGGTTGTTGTTTCTGCATCTCAATTAGATTTGTTCTTTAATGACACCACTGAAACAGGCGGTAATTTCTGGACTATATTTGGCATAGATGGCAGTAATCCAGACGGTTTTGAATTAACCAGTGAATGCATCGGCAACTTACCAAAAACTTATGTGTGCGAGTAATTTATGGCTATAACAATAACACCATCAGACGTGAAAGAGTTTTGCAAAAGCGCATTATCTGACAAGGCCATCGACGCATTAATCTGCGTTGTCACCGATAAAATGGGCGCATGTGCCGAAGCTGCTTATTCTGATTGCGTTGCTGAACAAGTTTTAATTTATGCTGTTTGCCATATGATTGAAGCGCAAAAGGGCGGCAGCGTGACAAGCAAGCGAGCTGCTAACGGTGCTGGTATTACTATCCAGCAATACGGTTCAGGTGAAGGTTTAAAATCAACACCTAGCGGTAGATTATTGCTAATGATTGATAGTGCAGGTTGCTATAATCAATTAATTTCATCACCTTTATTGTTTACGACTGTCGGTAATGCTGCGAGGCCTTGTTAATGGCTACTTCAATAAGAATGATAAAACAAATACATCACGAAATAACACTTGTAGATGGTGAAATTATTAATATACTAACGAGACAGGTGCGCGAAGATAGTGAATTTTACTCGTTGTTTATGCCTTTAGGTCAGAGTAATAATATAGAAATAAACAGGTCTTTGGTAAAAACTATAAAAACAACTTTTGAGCATACAGAATGAGCGAACCAATCAGAGAAACAGCAAGCACTATTGCCACAGTATGGCCAGTGCTAACAAAAGACCAATACGGTGCAACCACTTACGGCACGCCTTATTTAGTTACCTGCACTTTTGAACAGGGCTCAAGTCGTCAATATCGTGACGCACAAGGAACGCTTTATATTCCCGCGTCAATATTTTGGTATGAGTTCGACAGCGCTATTGGTATGCCAAAGTTAAATGATAAAATTGCTTTAGGTGATCACTCGTTAACTGCTGACCCTATGGCCGTTGATGGCATTGAGTTGGTTAAAAATCGCATCAGGCAAGATAATTCTGTGCTTGATGATTTAGACGATGTGATGGTGTTGACGTAATGCCAGTAACCGGCGTAAGTAAAGTCAAGGCTGGTTACAAACGAGTATTTAAAGAGATTCGTGATAAGAAGGCAGTACAATTTATTACCGCGGTTAATTCAATTGGCGCATCAGCTTCGAAAGAATTGGCGCCGATGGAATTTAGCACATTAGTTAATAGCCAGATAATGGATGTTGATATAGTTGGCAGCAAGGTGATAGGTACAGTTTCATTTAATACCTTTTACGCTGCCTTTTTAGAGTTTAACCCGAAGTGGCGACCAAGACCGATAAATTTGAAAGAAGGTCCGGCATGGAATCCGAAAGCGGAACCGCATTTTTTACGCAAAGGCTTTGAGTCGCCGGAAAGTAAAGCGGCTATTAAACAAGCGATTGATATTTTTAGGGTATAGGTGGAATTATGAAAGTAACAAGTGTAATTAAAGTCGATGAAATCTATTTAGATATTACCAAAGATGAAGGCGGCGCATTAGCTAATGAATTTGACGGCATCGATAACGACTTCTCAGGCGGATAAATGCCAACAACAATAGCAGACCTAGAAGAAAAACAACTTGAAAACCACTTAATTGCAGGCGGTTTTCTGGTGGTGTTTACTGATATTTTGGGTAATGCTCAGCCTGCACCAACGTTTCAAGCGTTTGAGTTGAACACTGTTGATTTGGATGTAAGGGAGCGTGTTGTGATGATTCGCGATGTTGGCGGCATTAATAACCCAGCCAATAGAACGCTTAATAAAATTCGCAATATGGTTGTTGTTGTCGTTGGACAAACAAATGAAGCGGATCGAATTGTTATTCGTGGAATGGCCGAGGACTTAGAAAAGTATCTTGTTGCCAATCCTACTGATGGCGTCTGCATTTTTAACATAGTCTCAAGCGGCGTAAGCGGTCCATTTACGCTTGAAGATAGCCGCCGCATTTATGAGATTAATTTGCAGGTTAGTTTTAATATTGTTCAGCCGGTGTTTTAGTAAAAAGAATCCATACGCCTAGTTAGCATCATCTGAAATAAAAAATGTTGATGACCAGATATTAAATTGCCTTTTTGAGCTAAACAAATGTATCTATATGCAGAATCAATTTGAGCGATGTTTACGCAACTAAAAATAACTCTAATTATCTTTTCTTTAATATCCATAATTAAAAATGCTCTTCGGTATCGCTGCTTTTATAATTTGTAAACTTTAATTCAAGGCGGACTTTAACTTCTTTTAACCCTGAAACGTCCTCGCCATCATATAAAAAGTCTTTTATTGCATCTTCTTTGTTGTCATATCCGTATGAAAGTGACATTAAATTAATAGCATGAATTGCAAGCCCGAGATCTGGATCAAAATTGCCATCGTGGTACCATTTTTGAACCATGATGTCTTCAACATGACCATCAATACTTATTGAAATAGTCATACCTGTCACATGGCTATTATTGGCCGATTTGGTTAATGGATAACAAGCCCACTGCATCAACACCTCACTAGAAGGAATTCTTTTGTATTGAGGAGTGGTTTGATCAATTAATATAATTGTTGATAGTTCAGTATTCATTTTGCCTTACTCTATCAGTTAAAAACCAAACACAACAATACCACCAAACTAAACACAAAACAACACAATTAATCACTCTTTTTACTATCTCCTATATAATGTTATAATCCCTTAGGTTAATTAACAAAATAATATAGGAGCCAATACCATGGCCAACTGCACCACTCCACAAAACTTCGCTGGCAAAAAGGTAGCAGTCCAGTTTGCTATTGGCTGTGGCGATGATGCCTTTGCCGGTTTGACTTATAAACCGCTTGGATCAATCAACTCAAAACAGTTGAATTATGCCGCTCAAGTTGCTGATAATACCAGTGACTTATCAGGCGCAACAACTTCCGAAATCGTTGTCAGAACAGGGCTAGAGCTTACTGTTTCTGGCTTTTTAGATTCAATTGACGGCGCACTTTCTGCACAAAATGAATTAATCAAATATTATGTTGATGAAGTTCAAGCAGGCAGACAGCCTACCGTTTGGATTAAAATTTCAGGCAGTGGTTACCCTCGCGTTTGGCATATCTTTATGAATTATAAAGGCGGCAATGAGTCTTTTGGCACAGATGATGTTGCAGGCGGCGAGTTCAATTTCGGCGTAACAAATACTGGATCTTCAAATCTAGCTATAAACCTCGCTGATGCGCCATAAATGCTAACAGCATACGGTCACACAAAAATTGAATGGGGCGAAAAAGAATTCATCTTATCGCCTTCATTTATTAATATTGCCAAAATTGGCAGTCCGACCGAAATAATCGACATATTCAAACAATTTATTTCGTCAACTCATCTGGTGACTAAATTCTCGATTGCCTTGAATGTGCTTAAATGCTGTAGCGAACCAGAATTACCCGAAGCGTTAACGGGTGGCGTGAAGTTTAGCAAAAGACAGCAAAAATTCATGATCACCCAGCCATCACATGGCATTGATATGATTAATGACATCATTGTGCTTGCTGAGCACTGTTTGATCCATGGCGTTTGCGGTAAAGTTGAGCGCGGATCACAGGGCGAGCCCGCAACCGAATTCGATGCTTATTCTTTTATGGAGTTGGCCCGCATTCATTTAGAGGCGTCTGTTGATGATGCTGCAAAAATGACTATGACTGAGTTTGCCCGGTTAATGGATGCCAAATTCCCACCACAGAAAAATGAAAATATCGGCAGTAAAAAAGAGCAAGAAGAAATGGTTGCTTGGCTTAAAGAACAAAACAAGGTGCATTAAGTAATGGCTGAAGAAGTTGGAGCGATACGATATACCACGGAAGTTGATACTTCAGATTTATTGACGGCTGAAAAGCAAGTAGACAAAGTAACCAATGAGATCGTTAAAGATTTTGATAAAATTGACGGTGCAACAAAGAAAACAACTAACGAAATAAAAAAGACCACTAAAGCTGTTGATGCAGCATTAACCGCCCAATCAAGAGCAGCGGAAAGAACTGCGCGAACGACTGAACGAGCAGCAGAAAGAAAGGCAAAATCAACTGAAAGAGCAGCGGAAAGGGCATCAGTAGCAGCAGAAAAAGCAGCCGCTAGGGAGATTTCTGCTGCTGAAAAGTCTGCCGCATCTACCGCAAGAGCAGCCGAGAAAGCCTCATCGAAAGAAATAGTAGCAGCAGAAAGAACAGCAAGAGAAACGGCAAGCGCTGCAAAAAAAGCGGCACAAGCAAAGGCTGCTGCTGCTGATAGAGCATCAAAAGCAACAGTTGCAGCACAGAGAAGATCCGCCATAGCTGAGCAAAAGCGTATTGGTGGTTTTGGTAGGGCGTCTGGTCAAGCGGGTATTCAATTTCAACAATTTATAGGGCAAGTACAAGGCGGTCAATCCGTTATGCTTGCATTGTCTCAGCAGTCTGCCGATTTAGGTTTTGTTTTAGGAGCTCCATTACTAGGTGCTGTTGTTGGTATTTCTGCCTCATTAGCTGGGATGTTTTTGCCAAGCTTATTCAAGGCAACTGAAGGCGTTATTGACTTAGATGATGCCATTGAAAAGCTGACTAAAGAATTCGACGATTTAACTAAGGCGCAACAAAAAACAACTCGAAATGTAATTGTCGAGCGAATAAAAGAGCAGAGAAAAGAATACAATGGCTTAGCTAAAGAAATAAACGAAGTACAGTCTAAATTAATAATAGCTGAGCAACAGCAAGGCGGTAGATTACTTGAGCGTGTTTTTGGTGCAGATCCAGAAAAATTAAGAGCTGAATTAGCAAAATTAAAAGGTTCGTTGGTTGTTGCCGGAATAGAGATCAAGAAAAACGAAGATAAGTTAAAAGATCTCGGTGGCGAAACTAAAAAATATAAAGAAACGTTATCAACTATTATTTCAGGCATTAAAAGCCAAACCATAGCACTGCTAGATGGCGAAGAAGCCTCATTCAGATTTGCAACAGCTCAACAGTTAAATCTTAAAGCCGGTGAGATGTTACCGGCAAATATTGATGCGCAAATTACCGCATTATTTAAGCTAAAGGCTGCACAAGATGAAATAGCCAAGGCTAAAACCGCTGGTAAACGAGCGACATCATTCGCTGCCGGTGTTATTAAGCGCGGATTATCGCCAGAAGATAAACTACAAGCCGACTTAGATCAGCTTATTCGTGATCAAGCGCTTATTAGTATTACTGAATTTGAACTGGCTGAAACGGCTATAGTAGATCAACAGTCTAAATTAAGAGAAGGCAGAAGGCTTGCAGAGGCTAAATCGGCAGCAAACGCACAGAAAATAATGCAAAGTGCTGTGTTAGGGTTTGTATCCGCTACGACTGGCGCGTTGATGGCGGGCATGGATGAGCAATCATCAGCTTATAAGGCTTTATTTTTCATACAAAAAGGTGTAGCTATTGCCAGTACCATAATAAACGCTCAAGTTGCATCAATAGCGGCACTTGCTCCACCTCCTATCGGTCTTGGTCCAATAGCTGGTCTTGCGCTATCAAATACAATTCTAGGCCTTGGGTTTGCGTCTGCTGGCATCATCGCTGGCACTGCAATATCAGGCGGTCGTCAATTTGGCGGGCCTGTTACGGCTGGCGATGCGTTTAGAGTTGGTGAAGCTGGACCAGAGATATTTACCGCTGGCGGCAAAAACTTTATGATACCTGGGGAAAATGGCAAGGTGATCGCTAATGATGATATTGGCGGAGGTGGATTTATACAGAACGTTACTATTGAGAATTACGGTAATGATAAAGTCACAACTCAAACAAGCGACGATGGCAAGCATATGCGCATAGCCGTCAATGAAGTTGCTAGACAAATAAGCACAGGACAGGGCATCGTCTCCAAAGCATTAAAAAGCAGCACAACTGCAAGATTTAAGGCGACCAGCTAATGGCAATAATTCAATATCCATCGACGCTGCCAGATTTCAGGCTCGGAAAGCGCAGAACGCAGCAACAAACTTATAGAACATCACAACCATTTGCAGGCCCGTTGTTTATTGAAAAAATAACTGATGAGTCGCCGGTTACTTGGGATATTACTGTTACTTGTACGAACCAGATCCAGTCAATACAGTTTCAAGCGTTTTTGCGTGCGGTAAATAATGGCCAACCTTTTGATAAAAATATCCTGACCGAAGAAGGCCCGATACTTCACGAGGTGCGATTTGTAGATATGCCTTTGCAGCCAACACAGATTAATGACTTTGTTTGGGAATACTCAGGCATGATTTATGCGGTTAAACTAATTCAGCCAATCGATGTTGTTGATGATTTATTGGTTGCTAATTGGTTGCAAGACGCCTGTATTATCGATAACGCATTGAATAACCTTTGGGGCGCTTAGATGCCAACACCAACTTATAGCCAGTTACAACGCGAATATTGGTCAAAACGCCCTGCTGATGTATTGCAATTTTTTACAGTTGAATTCTTTCACCCAGATTTCGGTTTTATTCGCCTTGTGCAAGATCAATTTTCAGATAGAATTCTTGACGTAGACGGCACGCCAGAAACATTTCAAGCCGCTGCCATGGAAATACCCCAAGTTACTAATCAAAGCACTGATTCAACGCAGGCTGGATCTATTTCGTTTGGTAGGATTGGCACGCAAGTTAGGCAAAAATTATTATTGATCACACCATTAGGTGCCATAAACTTTCCTATTCAGGTAAAGATCAGGCAGTATCAAGATGGCGTTACCACCGCAATTTATGAGCGCAGATTATTCGTAAATAAAAACGGCATCACAATTAATGCTGATGCCGTTACTGTTCAATTGTCTGTTGATAATCCTGCTAAACTGGCTAATGAAGGGGCTTTTTATGACCCAGAGGTTTGGACTGGGTTGCGGAGTATTTAGGTTTGTGCTGCATTAGCTGGTTTATTCGCCATACATCACCTAACCCCTACCTCAATATAATTAATCTTCTTCAAATATGGGCATATCACCCACGTAGCCATCCGTTGAGATTTCAGACAACCAATCATCAAAAAGGCTTTCATCCATTTCAATATCTGACGCACTACCTTCGATATCAGCCCTACAGTTTAAATAACCTTGCTTGTATGCTTCACGAATAATTAATCTATAATGATCGGTTGTCATATCTGGCATCATTCACTCCTTAATAAAAAGTATTAGACATATAAATAACCCAATAAAAAGCATAGAGTAACCACCAACAACAATTAAACCTATTGCGCCCATATCTCTACACCTATTAGTTGCTGTACTTATTATCGTTAATAGTTAAACTAATTCAAAACCGGCATAACCGGCGCTCTAACATTAGCAAAATCACGTAATTTACTGACCCATGATATAATTTTAATATCTTTTTTATTGATCTGCACTGGTGCATTTAACTGCTCAATACGGTGATGTTCAGCAACTTTAAACGCCACAATATCCATAATGCTTCTTGCTATTAATCTTCTTCCGCTTTTCATGATATCACCTCGATCTATATTAACTTTTTAAGTGTACTACATTACGTTTAATTAATCCAGTTTTTATTATGTTTAATTTATACCTTGACATAAAATCGTAAAAAGATAATACTGCAATTGCTGTAATTTTATTGTTTACGTAAATAAATAGAAGGAGTTGAAATGCGATTTAAGCGAATCTTATCAGTATTAATTGTCCTTATGATTGCTGGTTGCTCAATGGGCTGCTCGGCAAATTATAAGTTTGGCGATTTATCTAAAAGCTACTGTGCATCAACTAACCCTGATTTCAGAGAGGTAATTAAAAACAACCTTGCTGACATGGGCGTTGAACTTGGCGTTGATTATTGTACCGTTCGCGGTCTTGTTGATGCTATGGTTACGATTAACGATCAAGCGGCATTACCTGTTGATTATGGTGGTGTTATGGATGCCTCTTTTATGCCATATGTTAAATTGAATAATACATTATTTTATGACTACGGCGGCATTGATGAGCGACAGGTAAATTCTAATAAATTAGTTTACCGAGAATCAAACATTTTAATCGACAACTTTGCCAAAGTGCAAAACCAGAACTTTGAGCGTTGGCGGCTAGTCTAATAAAATACGACTGAGCTAAATCGAATCTACATCTGAAAAACCGCCACTGTCACTGGCGGTTTTTTTACACCTAAACATAACTAAAAATATATGTTAAGCTAATAAAAATTAAAGTGCGGCATTATTAAATTGAACCAAAATGAATTCATTAAAAAAATACTGGGTAAGCCATGGGTTAACAGAGCGCATACTTTCGGCGCTGTTGATTGTTTTGGTCTTGTCATTCTTTATTATCAGCACGTGCTACGCATTGATTTGCCAGTCGTGCCAGGATTTGATGAAAAAGTTAATTTCGTCGATTGTTTCAATGAAGGCCAAAAGCGCTGGCAAGAAATAAGCCTACCAAATGAAACGGGTATTTTATTCACTTGTTACCATGGCGATGTGCCAATGCATGTTGGTTTATGTGTTGGCCATGGCAAAGTATTGCATTGTCGCGGCTCAGAAAACCAGCCCGGCAAAGTCGAGATTCACTCACTTAGGGCAATTCAACGTCTCTATGGTAAAATCAGTTATCACAAGTTTATAGGCTGAATTAATGCCAAAATTAATAGTAATGCGCGATCAGATGGGCGCAACCGGCGACGATATATCAATATTCGATACTGGTGTAACGCCAACCGATGCATTAATGCAAATCTTTCCTAATGGATTAAATCCCGCATCTGTTCAAGTTTATGTTAATAATGCGTTGATGGTGCTGCCAAGCGAAAGCGACAATCCAAGCGATGAGTTGCTTAAGCCATTGGATGAAGATGATATTATTATCGTCGTGCTTGAAGCGAAAGGCGTAGAGTTAACGATAGGTCAATTGATAGCAATCGCTTTTGTTTCCGCTGCTGTGGCTATTGTATTAGCGCCAAGCATTCCCGGTGACGCAGGTAAACGAAAAGATAGCCCTAATAATAACTTACAAGGGCAAACGAATATTGCACGTCCTTATCAAGCTTATCCTTTAATTTTTGGCTCACCAATTTCATACCCTGACTTAACCGGGGAACCTAACATTGAATATGTCGACAACATAAAAATTGTGCGACAACTTATGAATGTTGGTGTGGGATTATTTGATATTACTGCTATTCGAGCTGGTGAAACTCCATTGGCTAATTTTCTCGGCTCATCATCAATAACTTATGAGCCAGTATCAAAAGTGGTTACTGTGCCAAATGTTATTGAAACGTTTGCTATTAATGAGATTGACGGTCAAGAGATTGAGGGCGCTGACATTGGTATTGTTTTAGATACTTACGATTTAATTAAAGACGGATCAGCAGGAAACGTAAGCTATTTAGGCACGACATTTATATTTGATGTGATAAAAGATACTGACTCGGATCAATTAAAAACAGATTTTGACGCTGAGATAGGCAATTTCGCCTTGCGTGTTAATTATTTAATTGATACTGATGGGTTAGGGGTTGCAGATTCGTCCACGGTGGGAACCGGTAATGTCAACACTATGATTTTGGATGGTGGAAACACGTTTTACACGATAACTATTCACCTATTCAACGGCACAACATCATTTAGCGTTTATAATTTTGATACCCCTTTTGTTTCAGACCATACGACCAATTCAATTATTGGCCCAATAAATATAGGCATAAGCGTTCAAGAGGTTTGGCTTGGAATATTATTTGATCGCGGGTTAAAGTCAACGGTTAAATTTCGTGTTGAGATGCAACAACTAGATGGACCAAATGGTAGCCCTATTGTCGGACCTCAACAGGCGTTTTTATTCGAATATACTGCTGATACATTAGAGCAGCAATTCAGAACGTTTAAAGGCGTTTTATTTGTCGAGGGGTTTTATTCTTTCGAAATATGGCGCACTGATGTATCAACAAATAATACCAATCGACCAGACAATACAAAAATCGAAGCTGTTTATGCTATTAACAAAAAAACTAATGTTGAATATGGCAACGTGACATTAATTGAAACGGTAATGCCTGCAACTGTCAACGCAACATCATTGCGTGAGAATAAAATAAACCTTGATTTGACTAGTAAATTAATTAGTTATGATGTTGGGACGTCTGGCGTGATCACCGTTCCGGCTGCGTCGAGAAAATTTGCTGATGCATTGTTGCACATGTATGTTGAATTTTATGGCTTGGATGCTAATACGCTGGCACTCGATGAACTTTATGAGATACAAAACCGACTTGATTTAATTGATCCGCGACTGGCAACGTTTGATTTCACCTTTGATGATATTGATGTTTCTCTTGACGAGCGAATGGATTCAATTTTGCAAGTTGCCCGATGCTTTAAATGGCTTGATGGTGACGTTTACCGATTTGGGCGCAACGAGGCAAAAGCATTCGAATCAACAACAATAACACGCCGTGACCTTGCGCAAGATTCTGATCGTGAATATTCATTAACTTATAATCCGCAATTAACTGAAAACTTTGACTCAGTTAAAATAGAGTTTGTTGATAAAGTGTTTAATAAAAAGGCTTACATTTACCGAAAGCTTGATGCACTTGGCGCTGTCGTCGA